GTGGATGCAGTTATTGGTGGAACCACACCCGCCGCTGGTTCTTTTACCACCATCAGTGGTTCTTCCACTTTGATTGTGGATGGCGCGGTGTCGCTTAACAGTTCATTTACCATAAAACCGGCTCAGAACATTAATCTGGGACTCAGTGGGGACAATGCCCTAGACGTCGCAGCGGACGGACTTTACTTTGCCGATGCCACAGATGGATATGTGAAAACTATCTCCATTGGTAGCTTCTTGACTGATATCGCTGGTGTGGGACTTAGTGTGGTTTCAAATCAGCTTGAAGCTGCCGGGGGCGCCGAAACAGTTAACGATCCCATTGGGAATGAAAATGCAACACTGCTCGTTGGGATGAACTGGGGGACGTCATCGTTCAACGCCAACCGCGTGTGGACGTTGCCAGCATGTTCGACCCTAAATAAGGGAGATATTCTTCGCATTAAAGCGCCGGCGCTGGGTGGTAATACGTTAACTGTTTCACCAAACGCGGTCGATGCAATTGATGATTTGGCTGACAATGTGGATGTCGAACTGGGATCCGATAACGCTTCTATCTCTTTGATGGTTGTTAGTGGTTCGGGAGTTGGAGTCAACTGGAAGATCATCTAATCTAGAGCTTACTTTTCTAAAGAAATTCTTTCTTTAATATATTGAATGCCTCCTATATGGAGGGGTGTCCTCTTTTTTAATGTTTGAGAGACAAAACAAAATAATAATCTATTTATAAGAGAAGAGGTAAAAAATGGCTTATAATACATTGACGGGAACTGTTAACTTTTCTAATGCAGTCCGTGGCGCCATCGAAAGCATGGTCGATGATTACAGCACGCAGGCTATTGGCGGTACTAAATCTTTTACAAGTACTCTGTCTGCTAGTGCATTTCGAAGTGAGGCGGGCGATATCGTTCCCCCGGCCCTTACTGCAATTGCTGGCGATAGCGCCGGCCGCCTTATAGTTTCAGATGGTGATGGGACCGCTACATGCGATGCAACATTAACCTTCTCCAGCACATCACTCACGGCTTCATATTTCTCTGGTTCCGCCCGAGGATTAACTGCGCTTCCGATAGGGGGTGCGAATGTGGACGGACAACTCTCTGCCTCCAATATTTATTATGGAAACGGATTAACATCTTCTAGTGATCGATTACTGGTGACGGGTGGTGCAGGTATTGTTGTAGATGGGACAGGGGTTGCCATAGATATGGCCACCAACGGAGGCTTAGCAATAACCGCCGAGAAATTAAGGGTTGATCCTGCGGATGGCACAGCTAAAGCTAGTTTATCCGATAGTGATAAGTTTTTGATTTCGGATTCGGATGCGAGCGATGTATTAAAGAGTTCGACGTTGACAGTCCTTCAAACCTATATGCAAAATGGGTTAACGTTTACTACCCCTGGCGGATCCGACAATACTGTTCAAACTAAATCGGGAACTAGCTTTGCAGGGAGCAGTAATTTAACGTTTGACGGGACCACTCTCACTCTAGCGGGAGGACTGACGGCTTCTGTTAATATTTCGGCATCGGCTTTTTATGGCGATGCCACACGATTGTCGTATCCTGGCAATACAAGTGAAGTTGCCTTTTATTCAGACGGACTCATGGCGGGTGATGGGGGCTGGCTGTTTGTAACGGGCGCCGGCGGATCTGAAACGCATACCATCGTAGTAGATACCCAATTTAGCTCTAGTCAAAATTTGTCTGCATCGGTCTTTTATGGCGACGGCTCAAAATTAACTGGCATCTCGGCAGGAGCCAGCACAGGCTCTGGCGGCGAAGGAGATATCCAATTTATGCGGAGCAATGACGGTGCCTTTGCATCGGATGGTGCCTTTTCCTTTAAGACGGGTTCCTCTGGCGCCGCCGGTACCTCTCTGACTTGTTCCAATTTAGTAGTCACTCATGGGGTGAAGTTACCTTATGCAGTAAAGACAGCAAATTACACTTTACTCGTATCGGACAATGTTATTTATATGAGCGGCAACGCTAATAATCTGACGGCATCATTACCGGCCGCAGCCACTGTAGATGGCACCGTCTACTATATTAAGAACATCAGCAAGCATCGTCAAACGGAAATAGATCCCAATGGCAGCGAATTGATTGAATATACTGCTTCGGTCCACATAGGGGAGGGCGAAGGAGTGCGAATTCAAGCTTTACAAATCTCCGGCGGAATTTATAGTTGGCAGATTATTGGAACCGCAATGCCTCTTCCATAGGTTATGTGAAGGGAATAACTCATTAATGGGGATTTTCGTGTTTGTCAACACTATTTATTTTGAATTAATGCCATTTAAGGAGCATATTAATGTCTAATTTACTAAGAGATGCTATTGTAGATGCAAAGGCTCTCCGTGAGGCCGCTCTTAAGAGCGCAGAAACGACAGTTATCGATAAGTATTCAGAGGAAGTTCGTAATACCCTCAATCAGCTTTTAGAACAAGAAGAGGACCCGCTAGCCGCCGATCCTCTCGCCGCCGATCCTGCGGCCGGTGGTGGTGAAATGGATATGGGTGCAGACCTTGGAGGAGAAATGGCGTTGCCAGCCGGCGACCCCGCCGACACCGGCGAGCCTCCCGAAGAAGTCGCCGAAGACATTCCCCTGGCTGCTACGGATAATCTGTCCGAGAATGAAGGCGAAAACCTTGAGCGTCTTCCTAAGTCAGGCGAAGAAGTCGAGGTTGATATTAACCTCGATGCTCTTCAAGAAGCCGTCGAGCACCTTCAAGGAGAGCAGGAAATTGATTTAACGGAAGAAGAATTAATTGCCTTTATTGCCGAAGGGGTTGGATCCGATAGCGGACAGGCTCTCGCTGGTAGTGCCGCGGCCACTACCGCTGATACTAGCGCCATGGAAGATGAAGAAGGCGACGAAGAGGAAGAGAAGGATCCAGGCTCCTTTGCTGGCGAAGAAACTGGATTGGGCGAAGACCTCGATGTTTCCGAGGAATTAATTGACGACATCGTGGAAAGACTGACTGTCGACATGGGCGCCAGTTTGAAAGGGTGGGCTGGACGCTCATCCGAAGACATTAAATATGAATTAGAAAGAGCACTTGCACATCGTCGTAGTACTGATATGCAAGATGATCTAGAGACTTTAAGGAAGGCTCAGGAAGAGTTGGTTTTTGAAAATAACCAACTCAAAGAGACCCTTCAACAATATAAGCAAGCAACTGAAGAGATAAGAGAGAATGTACATCATGTAAATCTTTCTAATGCTCGCTTGCTTTACACGAACCGTGTTTTGAGAAATACCTCCCTAAATGAGCGGCAAAAAACAAAAATTGCCGACGCTATTTCGAAAGCTGGTTCCGTAACAGAAGCAAAGACAATATATCAAACGCTTGAAAGCGCAGTGGAGTCTACCCGAAAGAGTGGGCCACAATCACTGAGCGAAGCAATTGGTCGACGCACTACTTCTGTTATCCGTGCTTCCCGTAAGGAAAGCATTTCATCCGATCCCATTGCGGAGAGAATGAAACGACTAGCAGGTATTAAGTAAGATTAATACAAATACATATATTATAGGAGGTATTTTAAAATGGCTGGTATTATTGAACGATTGACCGAAGGTGTTATCAATCGTGACATGCGCGCCGAAGGTCACGCTTTGTTAACAAAGTGGGAGCGCACCGGACTCTTAGAGGGTTTGGGAACTGATCGTAAGAGGGAGTCTATGGCTCGGTTACTTGAGAACCAAGCGAAGGAACTCCTGCGTGAGAACTCGTCCATGGCCGCTGGTGATGTCGAAGGCTTTGCTGCCGTCGCATTCCCCATCGTCCGACGTGTTTTCGCAGGGTTGATTGCTAACGATCTCGTTAGTGTTCAGCCGATGAGTCTCCCCTCGGGTCTCATCTTCTTCCTGGATTTCGTGTTCTCACCTAATCTTGGAGACAACACAGACACCCAGCGTGATCGCTTTGGTAACATGGCTACGGCTTCCATCTATGGTGGTAACCGTGTCGGTGCCCAGATCACTGGTGGTTTGGACCTTGTGAGTTCGAGTGGCGATGGCTTCTCGGGTCCTCGCACGGTTGGTGCGCGTGGTTATTCCTACTCCTCACCGAGTGGGACTGTTAACGTCTCGGACACCGCTGCGTCTTCGTCTGTTAAGGATCAATTTGCTCTTAACAGTGCGTCGGCCGATCAGAAGAAGCTCATTCTTTGGGATCCCGATCTCTTAGCTCTGTCTTCTTCGAGCGGTTCGCGCTATAAGGTCGTCGTACTGGATCTCCAGCATGCGGCATTTACGGCTAGCCAAGCTGATTTCAACAACCTCGGAGCATTTGAACTTAGTCAATCTGCTCTCGTCGGTGGTTTGACTTCAGGTAGTTTGGCGCAGGTTCGTCGCTTGACGCACATTGTGCCGGCTGGTGCGAATCCGGCTAGCTATGCAGCGTCGTCTCTGACGGCAAATGCAAAGTGTGTTCGGACGGTGTTGGTGGCTCTCTCGGGAGCGACCACATGTACCATCGATAACAACTTGGCTGTCCAGGTGCCCATCGTTGATAACTTCAACGCTGGTGGTGCTATTGGTTCCGTTATCGGTGCTGCAACTTGGGGGCTGGAAGGCAATCCTGAAATCCCTGAGATCGACATCAAGGTCGATTCCATCGCAGTCACCGCGCAGACCAAGAAGCTCAAGGCTAAGTGGACTCCGGAGTTAGGACAAGATCTTAACGCCTACCACAACCTTGATGCTGAGGACGAGTTGACTAGCATTCTCTCTGAGCAAGTTGCTCTTGAGATTGACCGCGAGATTCTTGCGGATCTGGTCAACGGTGCAACCGCTCAAACCTACTACTGGGCTCGTGCCCCGGGTCTCTTCGTGAACCGGGTAACTGGCGCTGAAATCGGTGCGGCTTCTGCTGCTCCCGACTTCACCGGTACGGTAAGTGAGTGGTATGAGACTCTCATTGAAACTATCAATGATGTCTCTGCACAGATCCATCGCAAGACATTGCGTGGTGGTGCTAACTTCATCGTCTGCGGACCTGAAGTTGCCAACATCCTTGAGTTCACGGCTGGTTTCCGTGCCTCTGTTACGGCAGATGATGAAACTGGTTCTGTGGGCGCCGTCAAGGTTGGATCTCTTTCCAAGAAGTTTGATGTCATTGTTGACCCATACTTCCTGCGAAACGTGGTCCTCGTTGGTCGTCGCGGATCCTCTTTCCTTGAAAGTGGATATGTGTACGCACCTTATGTGCCGCTGCAGACTACACCAACTATCTTTGGCCCTGAAGACTTCGTGCCCCGCAAGGGCGTGATGACTCGGTACGCCAAGAAGATGGTGCGTCCCGATATGTACGGTCTCGTTATCGTGCGTGGTCTCTTAGGTGAGGCAGGTGCTACTAGCTAAACCCTAGAAGCAAAATAAAAGTTAAGCCCTCGTCGAAAGACGGGGGCTTTCTTTATGGGAGGAGCTACTTAGGGGAGGAGGGAGAAATCCTTTCGTTAATTGACCTAATTAATATTCATAGAAGGAGAAATATATTATGGGAACTAAAAGAGTAGGTTGGGCACGAATTCGTAGCCTGATTAACGAAAATCAAAATGAACTATTCCATCTCAAGCAGGGTTATAAAGTGGTGACAGCGGATACGACTTTAACGGCTGCGGATAGTGGGAAAGTTATTTTAATGGGAACTAACGGTGTGGACATTACGTTGCCCGCTGCAACTGTTGGAATGAGTTTTACAGTCATTCAAACGGGAGATTACGCCACCGCTGCTTGTACTGTCATCGCAGGAACCGGAGACTTTATGGCCGGTGCTGTTGCTGGACCTAGTACCGCAGCAGCCAACTTGGCTGATGGCAGTAGCGACCTGACAGCTACATTCGGTAGTGCTACGCTAGCAGGCGACCAAATTACCCTGGTGTCAAATGGTACTTTGTGGTTTGTATCGGGTACTGCCGCTGCCGGTGGTGCTAACGGCATTGCATTTAGTTAGTAGTTAACAAGTTTTTGCTACAGTTTATATTGTCCCCCCTTCCCTTTTGGGTTGGGGGGATTTTTCTTTTTGAAGAAGAACAACTAATTACTATATTACACAGGAGCT